ATACTTCTGAAGAGTTAGATGCATCTGCTATAAAAGTAAATGCACTTGCACTGTCATCCCAACCAAAGAAACCTACTTTAGCTGCAGAACCATTGTGATATCTAAACTCAATACCTCTATCTTTGTTATCATCTGACCCCGGAGCAGAATCACCCCCTAGAGTGAAGATAGGGTCATCTATAGTGACTGTTGTACTGTTTACGGTAGTGGTAGTACCATTGACTGTTAAATCACCTGCTAGTGCCATATTAGCACCATTAAAGGTTAAAGCAGTAGTAGTTCCTGATTTAATAATTAAGTTACCACTAGAGTTGGTAGCACTACCAAATGTTGTGCCATCATCCTTAAAGAATATATCGCCACCATCTGCATCTAATACAATGTCTGTAGTAGCATCTAATGTTATAGTAGAACCTGAATCTATCTCGGCTATAACAGGAGTTGTTAATGTTTTGTTTGTTAGTGTTTGTGTTGCACCTGAAGCAACTATTTCTTGACTAGCAACACCTGATGCAGGAAGTGTCAGAGTTGAAGGATAACCACTACTGCTTTGCAATGCACTATGTGCCGCTGCAATAATCTTTTGTCCATGAGAGTTATTTTCACAATTAAGAGTTAAAGCACCTTGATTAGTATTTCCTTTTATAACTACATGACCTGTTCCGTTTGCAGCAAGTTCAATGTTAGCATTTGATGTGGTAACAATATCATTACCATTCATATCTAGGTTTCCACCTAGTTGTGGAGTAGTATCTTCTGATACGTTTGATATAGCACTAGATGTAGCAAGTCCTGATACGACTGCACTTCTAGTAATCTTTTTAAGTCCACCACCTGAAGTGTCTACTGCGAGGAATACATCGTCATTAGCTACTGTAGATATTTCTGATAAGTCACCTACTGCTATAGAGTTAAAGTTTGCTCCATCTGCAACAAGTAAGTTACCTGAAGTATTCGTTCCCATAGTGATATCATCACCTGAGACTGTTAAATCACCACCTACAACTACATTTCCTGTTGTTGTAAGATTTCTTATACCTGTGTAGTCTTTATTAGCATCTAGTATAACTGCTTTAGAAGCTATAGCAGTACCAACAGCAGTTGAACCTAAGTCAAGAGCATTAAGCTCACCTACGACTGCTGTAATGCCATCTAAAGTATTTAATTCATCAGTAGTAACTGTAGCACCATCTAGTATCTCTAGTTCAGCTTCTGATATTTCAGCAGAACCTATAGTTACTGTTCCTGCAAAAGTTGCATTAGCACCATTAAATGTTAGAGCAGTTGTACTGCCTGATTTAAGTATAAGATTACCTGATGTATTAGTAAGTGAACCAAACTGTGTTCCAGCATCTTTTAAGACAACATCACCACCGTCTGCATCTAGAGTTATATCTCCTGCAACATCTACAGTAAGACCACCAGCACTAGCTAGTTTAATTGAATCAGCACTTGTACCATCAGACACTAAGTCTAAGTCACCGTCTGCATTACTGAATATATAAGTACCTGTATCATTGAAGTAAAGTTTTTCAGTGCTATTAAGCATGACATCATCATCAAATCTAAAATGGTCATCCTCAGTACCACTATTATCGTGACCTATCCATCTTAAAAGTCCATCTCTTTCTTCACCATCAAAAGTTATAACAACATCTTGATTAGTTGAACCTGCACCTATTGTTACTGTATTACTTGCAAGTGAAGTAATAGCACCACCATTACCTGTAGTACCATCATGCGAGTGTCCACTACTTGCGGCAAAAGCTGCAACTAGCTGGTCAAACTCTTCATTGGTGTGAGCTGCTTGTATAACGTCACCATCAGTGTACGTTTTTTGTCTTACATAATTATCACCCATTTATCTTCTAGCTCCTAGTTGATATTCTAATTGAAACCCTTTTAATGAATAGGGTGCAGTTATACCACCATCATTCACTCTTAATGCTACAGCAAATCCTGAACCTTCTACTGACTGTCTAACTAAAGGTTGTGATGTACCACCATATGTAGGTGTTCCATAAACAGATGTGCCATATATAGCAACAACATCTGTAGAATCTAAAGGATAGGCTGATGGTCTTGGAGAATCTTTATCTTCATAATCATACCTAACAAACAAGTCAGCATCTACAGCTGCTTCAGGGTTATAATTAACAATAACTCTTTGCATATGCTTACGTATTCCGGGGTCGTTAAATGTTAAGTCAGGACTTCTATAACGACCTAATATACTAGTGCCATCAAAAGTATTACCAGATTCTTGTCTGTATATATACCCTGTTTGATATGCACCATGTAAAACTATTACATTACCTTCTGATACAAAGCTGTCTGTACACGCAGGTCTTATACCTACTATTTCAGAGAACTCAAACTTAGTACCTTTTAATACGCATATAATACCTTTAGTCTGATTTTCTCCAACACTTGATTTAGTAAAGAATATTCTGTATTGTGTCTTATCTGTTATAACTGCCGATTCAAACTCTGTAGCATTAGCTATGTTATCATTAAAGATAGACTGTACGTTAGAACTTATAGTACCTAATTCAACGTCACCAATTCTTGCAGTACCAGCAACTGTTCTTAATCCATCAGGACCTAAGAATATTAAGTCACCTGCAAATTCTTGAATTGTATCACCGTTGATACAGCCTATGTCTCTTGTTACATCTGATACTGCAAAGTTAGCTTCTGAACTACCTGACAGTTTAAATATTCTAGTTTCACAAAATATAAATAAGTTATCACGGAAAACTTTAATTCCAGTTATCTCATCATCAACTTTAAAACTACCTGCTCCAATAGATACTTTAAGAGAACCTTCTTGAAATGGCGAACTAAATACAACTTCTTGTTTGTTTGCACTCATACCTGCATAAAACATATGATTTTTAAAAGCAGCAACATGTTTAGCACCTGCTACAGCAGGGGGGAATTGGTCTGCTACTAACGCACCAACTGCATGGTCTGCGGCAACACTGCTTGATGTTGCTCTATCGACACCTGTAAAAGTTGTGCTAGTTTTACCTGTGTAAGTAAATAATTCATCGCCTATAAGTAAAGAGCCAGAGCTATTAAATTGAGATGTATCAGGAACTGTTATAGTACCTCCACTAGCACCTCCTCCTGTACTCATACCTGTACCTGAAGCAATAGCTACAAGTAAAGATGTAGATTGTCCTGTACCCACAGTATCTACAGCAATATCTGTTGCAGCTAAACTAGAATTAAATACTGTAGGTGCATTTGCACCATCAACTACTATTATTTTATCTGTGCCATCAAAGTTAAACCGTTCAAAGTTATACTTACCTGCACCTGTTCTACCACTATCTCTACTAGTCCACGATGAACCACCCGGAGTTGCACTAAATATACTAGTACCTCTAGCTGCTAATACGACACTACCAAAGGTTGCTACCATAAGAACCTTCTCAGCAGAACTAGCTGTAAAAGGTACAACTGCTGACACATACTTTGAATAACCATTTATTCTTCTGTAGCCACCATCAACAGCAGGTTCAAAGTTTCTCAACTCTAATGCTTCACCCGGTTGCATCATAAAGGTAGATTTGTTTAAGACTAAACCCCCTTCGCAGTTAAAGGCTGAAGGAGATGTTTGAGATTCATCTGCCATTATAATGCCCTAATGTCTGCACTACCTGTTCTAGCTATAAAGGTTGAACGTAGATATGAGAATTTATTCACTAATAGTGTTTGCATATTTTTTATACCCTGTTCAAATCTACCAAAGTTTAATTGATATTGTTGTGTCTCACCTCTATACTGATATACAAATGCTGTAGCACCATCTATAATTACAGGAGCAAATCTATCAGGTATAGTTGTAGTGTCTCCGTGTGCTGATAAGTCATCAGGAAAAGTATAGTAATCAAACTTTATTGCATATGCTTTATTTGGAAATGGATACAGAAGATAATTATTGTCAGGTGTTCTTACTACAAATTCAGGAACACCACCTCTATCAAATTGTGCTACTGTAACACCACTAGCTATTGAAGCAGCTGTTGTGCTACTTGCACCTCTTGTACAACCTGTAAATGTAGTACTAGTTACTCCTGTGTAAGTAATTGTTTCATTACCTATGACTATTGTACCTGCACTATCAAATCCTGTAGTACTTGCTACAGTTATAGTTGTTACACTATCTGTATGGGTTGTACTAGTTGTTGTAGTATTTATTTCATCTTCTTGATTTATAACTCTATTTATATAATCATTATAATCAAGTAGATTTAATTTATACCCACTATTACCTAAGTCACTGTCTTTGACTATTCTAAATGTATTGTAGTCTACGGTCTTAGTAGAAGTAGGTAAACTATACCTAACCACACCTGCTGTCAGTGTCTGAGTAGCAGTAGCATGATTAAAAGGATAGTTAAACTCTCGCTGATTAATAAAACGTATAGATTCATTAACTGCGTTTTGGCATTGAACTTGTATACCCCTAGCACTAGAAAAGGTTGTAGAAGTTAGTGCAACCTCATTCAACCTTGCTATTACTTTATTTGTTAGTGTTAGGTAAGTTTCTGCCATAATAATTCCTATGTAAAATGAAAGAGCAAGTTGCCCTGCTCTTTCATATATAAGTTAAGCTAATTGGTCTCTATCAACTTCATCAGGCTTATCATCTAAGCCATGACCTGCTAAATCAATAACAGTGGCATACATTCTAAGTCTTCCTGTAGCTGGAGCGG